AGTTACGTTAGATCGTTATGAGTTTGTAGGACCTATGAATACCGCACTTGAAATGAGACAGGAGTTAAGCCGTGCAAACAAACGATGATCTTAACACTGCACCTTTACAACAGTTTATCCAACAAGTAAAAAGTGCAGAAAATTCTAGGCAAAAAGAAATACGTTTAGAAATTGGAACTGCTAAGAATCTAGCGTTTACTCTTGGTATAGTAATGTCAAGATTACACGGACAACTTGAAGAGCTTGTTAAGCAAGCAAATAAAGAAAAACAAGAAGAAATAATTGAAGTCCAAATGGACGGAGGCTCCAGTTGGGGCGACGAATAAAACGGAATTTATTATGGCATGGTATAATTTTTGGAAGGAGCCAGAAGAGGTAAAAGAAACAAAATATGTAATCGATATGATGAAAGACGATGTTGATCCCGAAGTCTTATCTATTGAAAATGCATACAAGACTAGATGGATATGGTACCATACTATTCTAGCAATAGGTATCTTTTTTACAAATATTGTTCTAATTGCTATTCTACTTTTACTTGCGATCAAATTATAAAGCACGTAGATAACTGTTTAAAGAGATAAATATATACGTAGTTAATTAAAGGATTACGTATATTATGAGCAGACCAAAGCCAACGGTGCTATTAGAGCACATTAACAAAAAGAATTATAGATCAGAACAAGTACTAGATGCAGATGCTATCTGGGCTGTGTTCTACAAAGATAAACCTTTTAATCTTAAAAGTTCAAATTCACTGACAAACTATCCTGGACCAAAGTATAAGAAAACAAGTTTTTCTAATCCTGGTCACGCACACAATCTTGCAAAAAAATTAAACGATTTATTCGACTGTAAGGACTTTCTTGTAGTAAGACTTACACAAGGAGAGGTAGTAACAGAAGAATGAACTGGAAAGAAACCTATACTAAGATTTTCTTAAAACAATTAGGTAAAAGTTCTTCTGAGTTGTCCGTAAAGGAACACATGCCACTTTGGTGGAAAAATACTAGAAATAAAGGTGCAGGTGGTTTACGTCTTACTGACGAAGGTTATGATGTTTTATTAGAAATTGAACTTGCAACTTATGATGTACCATATCCTAAAGATATGCCTTTAACTACACAAGTTATTATTTTTTTAGATCAATTCATTGATTGTCCATACTACTTAACTAACCGCAGTATCATAGTAACCAACGAAAAGAAGGCTGTTGAACTTACTCTTTTTAGCGGTGACTTACGCAAATACGGCTTAACAAAAGCCATGACTAGATCAAAAAATTTGTAATTTTTTTAAAAAAATGGTTGACATCTAATACAATGATGCTATACTGTATACATAGTTAGAAATTAAGCACTGATTCACAAGAGGGAATACACTATGGAAGCTACAGCAACACGTACAGTTGGTCCTAACGGCGCAAAAGCAAGCATTCGACATGCTATTAGCAAGAAGCGTCCTATTTTTCTTTGGGGACCTCCCGGCATTGGTAAGTCGGATATTGTTTCACAAATTACCAATATGTTACCTAACAGTCATTTGATTGACATTCGACTATCTCTTTGGGAACCTACCGATATTAAAGGTATTCCTTATTTTGATAGTAATATTGGTAAAATGGTTTGGGGTGCGCCTAGCGAACTTCCAGACGAAGAGTTTGCATCGCAGTATGATAATATTGTGGTATTTTTTGACGAAATGAACTCAGCGGCACCTGCTGTACAAGCGGCAGCGTATCAGTTGATTTTGAATCGTCGAGTAGGTCAGTATAAACTGCCCGACAATGTAATGATTGTAGCGGCTGGTAACCGTGAGAGCGACAAGGGTGTTACATATCGTATGCCTGCTCCGCTTGCTAATCGTTTTGTTCACTTAGAACTTGCTGTTAATTTTGATGACTGGTTCCAGTGGGCTACTGAAAATAAAATTCATAAAGATGTTGTAGGTTACTTACAGTTTGCTAAAAAAGACCTATACGATTTCGATCCTAAATCACCTTCACGTTCTTTTGCAACGCCTCGTTCTTGGTCGTTTGTTTCTGAACTACTTGAAGATGACTTAGACGAAAACACACTTACTGATTTGGTAAGTGGCTCGGTTGGTGAAGGTTTGGCTGTCAAGTTTATGGCGCACCGTAAAGTTGCGTCGCAGATGCCTAACCCAACTGACATTCTTGCAGGTAAGGTTAAGGAGATGGATACTAAAGAAATCAGTGCTATGTATTCCTTAACAGTGTCTCTCTGCTACGAACTGCAAGAAGCAGAAGCTAAGAAAGATAAGAACTTTGACGATAAAGTCAACAATTTCTTACGCTTTAGCATGGATAATTTTGAAACTGAATTGGTAGTTATGGGTATTAAACTTGCTCTTACACAATACGGTCTTCCAATTGATCCAGATGCAATTGAGTGTTTTGATGAGTTCCACGATCGATATGGAAAGTACATTAAAGCCGCTCAAAACTAAGAACGGTAAGGGCGGGTTCTTTTGAGCTCGCCCTTATTTTTATGGTTGACAAATTCTGTAAATAATGTATAATATACATATAAAGTTAGAAAAGAGGACATAGCACATGGGCACTAGTACACAAGAAATCGGCAAAAAGAATTGGCAACCTGACCCCAATATTACCCCCGAACAACTAGATGAAATGCGAGTAGAAGTATACGATCGCATTGTTGTTGCCCGAGTAGGTTTGTTACTACGTCACCCATTTTTCGGTAATATGGCAACACGTCTTACTATTAAGGCAGCAGATGACTGGTGTCCTACTGCCGCAGTAGACGGTCGTAACTTATACTATAATACTCAATTCTTTAATGCTATGGATAATAAAGAAATTGAGTTTGTTATTGCACACGAAATTCTTCACTGTGTATTTGATCACTTAGAACGTAGATCTTGGCAAGGTCGTAACTTAGATGCTATGCTATCTAACATTGCACAAGACTATATTGTAAACAATGTACTAGTACGTGATCGTATTGGTACTAAGCCTAAAATTGTAGAGTGCTACCAAGACTTTAAATATGAAAATTGGACTTCGGAAGAAGTATATGAAGATCTTTTTGAAAAGTATGACGAAGAACAGTTAAACGCATTAGGCGAATTGCTCGACGAACACCTTGACTGGAACGAAGGTGACGGAGAAGGAAGCAACGAAGGCGAAGACAATAAAGATGGAAACGGTAATGCCGTTAGCAAAAAGAAGCCTAAGTATAGCAAAGATGATTTAAAAAAGATACGTGATGAGATCAAAGAAAACATGATCAGTGCGGCGCAAACTGCTGGTGCAGGAAATACTCCAGCAGGTGTTATGCGTATGATTAAAGAGCTTACTGAACCTAAAATGAATTGGCGTGAGCTACTTCGTATGCAAATCCAAAGCACAATTAAGCATGACTTTAGTTTTGCTCGTCCGAATCGCAAAGGCTGGCACACAGGTGCAATACTTCCAGGACAAAATTTTCAAGATACTATTGATATTGCAATTGGTATCGATATGAGCGGATCTATTGGCAACAAACAAGCTGAAGACTTCTTAGGTGAAGTTAAAGGTATTATGGAAGAATATCAAGACTACAAAATTAAAATTTGGTGTTTTGATACCGCAGTTTACAACGAAGATGATTTTAGCTCAGACGATGGTCGAGACTTAATGGAGTACGAAATTAAAGGCGGTGGCGGCACTGACTTTATGGCCAATTGGGAATATATGAAAGAAAATGATATACAGCCCAAGAAGTTCATTATGTTCACAGACGGCTATGCATGGGATAGTTGGGGAGACCCAGACTACTGCGATACTATTTTTGTTATTCACAGTCATCATGATAAAAACGTACAGGCACCATTTGGACAAACTGCACACTATGATTTAACCGCATGAATAAAAAACGAGAACCAAACCCATTAGACTTTTTAGAAATGAGGCAATTAGATCTTTGTCCGCCTCATTTCGAAGTCACTACAGTTGAGCCAGTCTACAACATAGAACACAGTTTAGCAAGATGGATTAAAGAAAACTTAAAAGGAAGATTTTATGTTAGTAAAGATGTCGACTTAAAAAGCGGTAGCATTACTAACGTAATAAAAATTGGTTTTGAAGAACCAAAAGAAGCAAGTTATTTCATGTTGGCATGTCCACATTTGAAGTACAAATAAATAAACTGCGCATATATATTATTAACAAAGGAGAAATTTAATATGAGCGAACAGCAAACTCAAACCGCACCAGAAGCAGAAGCACAACAATCTCCAGATCTTACTATTCAAGATCTAACTGCAATGAAATCAGTGATTGATGTAGCAAGTCAGCGTGGTGCATTTAAACCAAACGAAATGACAACTGTTGGTACACTATACACTAAGCTAGAAGCATTTTTAAATGCAGTAGCAGAACAGCAGGCAGCAGCCGCTGAAGCACAAGGTGAAGGTGCTCCACAAGGGGAATAATTATGGCAGATTTAAAACACGTAGGAAGATCAGTTAAAGGTCAACGTAAATGTGCAATAGCATATAGAGTTGTGCCTAATGATCCTGATCATTGCTTAGTAGTCTATACTGATACTTTAGACTCACCCGACCATCAAGCACTAATGCAGTTGATTGAAAGCAATACAGGTCAAAATGCAAAAGAACTTGCTGATGCAATGTTTAGAACACGTTTGCCTGATGGTAGAAACATGTTAGTACAATTTGATAAAATGGGTAAACTAGCTAAAGTTCCTACTACTGATATTGAAGTAATACCAAACATGCAATCAAGTATTGTTCTAGCAGAACTTAACCAACTTGTAGCAGAACAACAAGGTGTAACTGTTGCAGATTTAGCTATGTCTAATGGCTCTACTGAAACAGCTTCAACAAAAGCAAGTGTTCAAAGTGTATCAACAGGAGAAACTGATGCACCAACTGGTGTCCTAACAGACGAAGATCTTGCTGCTCAATTTCGTTCGCAGGCTGACGCAATGTTTAAAGAAGCAAAGCGCCTAAGAGAGCAGGCCGAAGAGCTGGTCCCAACTAAGAAAGCCAAAGCGAAGACTGCGAGCGGTGGCTAATAAAGGTAAATTTGCGAAAGATATTATCAAAAAATGGCCAGAAGTACTCGAATCTATTGACGTGGAAGTAGTACCTGTTCAATATATTAAAGCAGTAGAAGTGCATTTTGATGATGGTAATACGTGGGTTGTTGATGTAGACCCACGTGCCACTTCAGATCAACGCGGTGCTGACGAACTAGAAGCAACACTAGAAGAACTTTTTGAAGAATACGAAGACGCTATAAAAGGTGTTAACTTTATAGTTAATATTGATAAAGTAAAACGCGATGTTCAAAAACGCACTAGACAATTTATGAAGAAGAGAAAATAATTTCCTGTTTGGCATAAATACAGTATAGAAGAACTGTCAAAGGTTATCAGGAGTTAATTAAAAATGGCATTAAAAGTATTAAGAGGTACCACAGCTCAACGCACTGGATACACTCCAGAAGTTGGTGAGCCAGTATGGGATACTGACACAAGCAAATTATATGTTGGCGATGGAACAACACCAGGCGGTGTTGCAGTTGACATTGCAAATAACGCACTAGCACTAAATGATTTAACAGACGTAACAGTGCTTGCACCACCTGTAGGCGGACAAGGACTAGTATACGATGCCGGTAATACTGCATTTGTACCAGGCGATCCTACAAAACTAGACGACAAAAGCATTAACGCACTATCAGACGTAGACCTTTCAACTCCTGCAACTGTTGGTCAAGTTTTAAAATGGGACGGTACAAAGTTTGTTCCTGGTGATGATAACTCCGTAGCAGGCACTGGATTAGTAGAAGGTGCAACTTATCCAATAAATATCGACGGTACTACATTTGGTGACGTCTATACCGCAGACGGTGGCACACAAATTATCAATGGAACTACAGGAAGAGTTATTGCTGATGTATATAACGCCGTAGAAGATGCTAAGATAATTGATTCGTCAGATGGTTCATTAGCAGGATTGCTATACAGTGCTGATAGAACTCAACAAATTACAAATTCCAGTGGTGAAATTATTGGAGTAATTAATAGTACTAAACCAGCAACTATTGATACTAGAGGACTAGAATCTGATACATTAAAACTTGTAACAGACCCTGGCGATTTTGCAATTTCAATTTACACTCAATACGAAGCAAGTACTGAAACAAGCGGAAACATAACTTTTGTTACCCACAACGGAACTTTTAATGCGATGACAGCAATTGGGGCCGGCGAAGGTTTAGGACAAGTTAGTTTTGGTGGTGTATTAGATAGTCCTGCAGGTACTATAGAACTTGCTCCTGTTGCAGTTAGAGGAGAACTAGTAACACCAAGCGACGGTGTATCTACTCTTCCTGAAGCAAAATTAGAACTAGTTGTTCTTAACGGTCCTGACCTTGCTAATGCAAAAAAAGCATCGTTAGATCATGTAGGAACATTTACTTCACCTATAATACAACCTGGCACATACGCAGATGCTACTGCGAGAGATGCAGCAATTACTTCTCCAGCTGCCGGCATGATGGTATTTGTAACTGATGTTGCTAAGTTTCAAGGCTACGACGGAAGTGCTTGGGTTAACTTAAACTAATATCACAATAAACAAAGGACTCCTTATTGCAGGTTAAATACTGTATAAGGAGTTTTTTTATGACTAAATTAATTACAGATCCACAAAATTATACTAGAGAAGATCTAAGAAATTTAGATTGGGACATGGTTAGATTGAATGTTACTATAGATATCGAACCAATGCTCGAATGGTTTAATCAAGTAAAACTCTCAACTCCTGAAAGTTTATTTTTATTTTCTCAAAAAGACTTATTTGAATCTCATTTACTCGATCATCCTAGAATGAATGGCATATGTGTAGGTGATGCAGGGTTTTGGGCATTACAGTGGCCTATACAAAGACGTGATGCTATACCTACTCCATTCTTTTGTAATAAAGAAAAATTTCCAGAAATGTTAGACGAAACATGGGAAAATAAAATGGACAACCATCTTGAACAATATTATTTTGGTGCGTACAAGAGTATGATAGATCAATTAGGAGAAGATGCGTGGACATGGGGTAGAGCTATGAACTGTGCTAAAGAATCTGGCATTGGGCCTCATAGAGACCACGACGGCAAAGATATGTCAGAACATATGATTAGATTACATGTTAATTTACAAACTAATGAAGATTCATTATGGCATTTCTTTTCACAGTTAGGCGAAACACCAGCGGATACTTGGCAATACGAACGTGCTGCATATAATCCTAAACCAGGTGAACTTTATCTAGTCAATGTTAGCAATGTACATGCTCCTGTAAATCATGGAGATGAAGAATGGATATTGTTACACTCTGATCCGTCAAATGATGCTGTAGATAGATTGTTAAAAAGCGAGACACATATAACATATAATGGCTAAGTTAGAAACTATTGTTAACTTTAATATCGATAGTTGGCCTTATACACACTCTAGTATGATGCCAAATGATGCCCCTATGTTTTACGGAACAGACTCTGAACAACTGTACAATCGAAATTTAAAGTATGCTCCGCATGACTGGATTTATCGAGATAAAAAAGTTAATTATACTTTTAACAATTATGGCTTACGCATGTCGGATAATATTACTTCTGAAGGTAAGTCTATCTATTTTAGTGGTACAAGTTTTACATTAGGCATTGGCATTGATCAGAATGATCGTTTTAGCGAACTCGTAAGCAATACAACAAAACTAAATTTTATAAATTATTCAGGCCCTACTTACACAATAAAATTACAAGTATTATCATTTTTTAATTACTTAAAAACTCATAGCAAGCCCAATATTTTAGTTATAGAATATCCACCTGTAAATGCAACTACATTTTTTACTAAAGACAAAGCATTGTTTTGCTACCGTAATCATATGTCTAGCATAGAAGAATATGCTAAATTATATAGAGTATTAGAGGATAGTAACTTCTTTTACGAAGAAGCAACTTATCTTAGGCAACAACTAAAATCCGTTTGTAAAAGTTTAGGTATAAAATTAATTGAATTAACCTTTAAACCAAAAGAACAATTTATAATTGATAATAATATTTTTGCATACGATTTAGATAAAGTAGATACTAGCGATATTAATTTAAGATATGCTAGAGATTTATTTAAAGATTCTGGTCATCCCGGAATACAAGTTCATAGAGATATAGCAGACTACATACTTGGGAGATTGTAATGAGCTCAATAACACTGTTTACATCAGGTAGTACAGACGAACCTAAACAAATTACACACTCTTGGGAATACATTACTAAGTGTGCAAAACGTAGTGTTGCTGAAATAAAATTAACAGAAAACGATGTAGTTTTAGATGTGTTTCCTGCTAATACTATTGCACATTGGACTATAACAGCATATCCTAGCGTTTTAAGCGGCGCACAGTACGTTTGTAGCAACTTTACACCATATACGTACATACAAGCATTTAAACGCTTACAACCGTCTTATATTGCGCTTATACCGCGTCATTTAGAGCTTTTACAAAGTACAAAGGGCTTTAAAGACTTAGATATGAGTTGTGTACGTTACATGGTAACAGGTAGTAATAAAATAGATCAAGACTTTATAGATGCATTTAAAAATAGAGGTGTACAGTGTGTAGCAAACTGGTACGGTATGACAGAGTTTCCGCCACCTATTCTTATAGGTTATGATAGTCCTAGTTTCAATTTGCATAATCGACCAACAGATGATCATATAATGTTTCACCCTGTAACAGCAACATCTAATTTAGGTGAAGCAATAATAAATGGTAGAGCTACAGGTGATATCTTTAACATGCAAACAATGACATTCTCACATAGAAGAAAAGAAGCAAATGGAAAAACTTGGAAGACTGACGTTTAGAATATTATCTAAAAATGACAGAGATGCTGTTAAGATATTTTGTAATTCTCAGTCTTATAGTAACAACACTTCGTTAGAAAAAATGAAATGGGACTGGTGTCCGTTTTGGTGTGCAGCATTTGACCAAGACCGTATTATAAGTATTGCCGGCGCACACAAACTTCCTGAAGTATCACCTAATGCCTATAGACTATTATTTAGAGGCGCACAATTACCAGGCTATACGTTAGGCACTGGTAGAAATATATTTAAAACTGGAATACATTTAAGTTATCTATTGCCTATACAGATTGATTGGGCATCTAAAAATCCCAACGCAGAACTTTATATTAGTACTAACATTAACAACGACGGCGGCAAAAGCCAACGTATGAATAATACTATTATGCCAATGCTTGCTAAAACAGGAATTTGGAGTTTAGATCGTACAATGGAGTTGTACAATGTTCCACAGAATTTATGGAAGATTAATATAGAAAAATATTATTTAGAACGTAAAAAATATTTAGATTTAGACCACCAACTATAAGGGTGAAATAAATTTAATGATGTTCCAAAGGCAGTGTCTGGCTGTTCACCTTTTTGTTTAACTATGTCTTTGGTGTTTAGTTGCTTCTCTAAGTCATAAAAATGTTTCCAATAAGGTGTATGATCTAATTCTGATAATGTATAATGACTTATTGTAAAATTTTTGATATCTTCCATTATTGTTTTGTACCTTCTATTAAACACATCAAAAGATGTATCTTCTTGTAAGCATTTATATAATCCCATAATACTAAAATTAATTAACCATATTCCATTTGCTTCTAATGGTTCTATAAATCCTGCACTTAAACCTATGGATGCAACATTCTTGAAGAATGGAGTTTTAGCATAACCAGGTGTAAATTTTAAAACCCTTAACTTTGATCTATCAGTATCAGGCCAATGCTCTAAGTATTCTTTTATTGCTTCGTCGTCCGAACAAAATTCACTACTATAAACGTAGCCTACGCCTCTTCTATTTTGTAAAGATATTTCCCACATCCATCCATGGTTCATTGTTTTAGTTATAGTGTGTCTTTTAATATTTGTATCTAATGGTTGAGGACATGCTATCGCACTATCATTTTTTAAATAATCATATTGTTGAAATTCTGTGTTTTGTTTTTTAGAGAATATTTTTGCAAATCCAGAACAGTCTACATACAAGTCATATTGTGCTTTACCAGTCTTAGATAGCATAACATGGTCAACACTGTTATCATCAGCTAATATAATATCATCTACGTTGTCTATTATATGAGTAACACCGTTTTCTAATGCTAACGGCTTCATTACTTCAGTTCCAAATTTAGTTGCATCTACATGGTATGCATATTCAAACATTCCTTGCGGTAATGTTTCCTTTTCTAAATGGTCAAAAGTATCGTGTTTATTTCTGTCGTATAAAAACCAATGGAACCATGATTCATCTACGTCTTTCTTCCAGCCAATATGTTGTATTCCTAATTTATGAATTGCACTGCATTTATCCATCCATTGAGATTCTTCAAGTCCTAAATCTTGACAAAATTTTTGCATCAGTGGTAACGTACTTTCTCCTACACCAATAATAGGAATATCACTACTCTCTACAAGAGTTACATTATAACTTTTACTGAGATATGCTGCTGCTGACCAGCCCGCTGTTCCGCCGCCTACAATTAAAATGTTCATACGTTTATTTGTGTCCTTAAAAAAATATTTATTTTTCCTATAGGAATTTTAAAATGTAAATGGATTCTATCTGTAGAACCTTTGTTAATTGTAGTGTGTATACGTTTTGTATTTACAATGTAAACATTATTAGGTTCTAATACATACGGGTGTTCGTTAATAATAAAATGCGAATCGTTATTAGCATACAACGGAATATGTACTCTTACATGTTCGTCTTTATCTGCGTGAGGGGGTATTCCAGAATTTTCAGGATGCCCAGTAATAACTAATTCTTCTATATAAGGAATCTGATCGTATAGTTTTTTAGCAAACCCTTTAAGCATCTTAGTAGGTTTTATAATAGGGTCAAATGCTTTTTTGTCTTTACGCATACCTGGAGGCAACGGACGTTCGTCTACATTTTCACAATTAGTTAATATAGCATATCCGTATAACCCTTTTAGATTAGTTCCCGGAACTTCAGGCATTGTCCATTTTAAGTAATCAAAATTATCTACAAGGTCATCATAGTAATCTTCGAGTTCACTAAAATTAAATTTTATATTTTCTATTTTTTTGCAATCAAAATTTATTTGAGATGGATCTAATATCCACTCTGCATTAAGTAGTTCATCTACATTGTCTACAGGTATTTTAAATATTAAATGTATTCTGTCTGTATCGCCTTGATTAATTGTTCCATGTTGATTGGTAGTATTAATAAGATATGCTTTACCCTCTTGTAAATTATACTTTGAATCGCCAAATACAAAATAACTTTGATTGTTTGTTTGTATAGGTATATGCACTTTTACAAACTCAGTATTATCTATATGTTGTTGTATAACTGTACCAGGTGGATGGGCACTTATAACTGTTTGTCTAATATCAGGTATTGCATCTACAATATACTTGCCAAACCCAAATACAAGCTCTGTAGGGTTATCAAATGTGCCTAATACTTCAGTATCATGTTTAATGTCATACGGTGGACAAGGCTTTGTAGCATCCTTTAAATTGCTTTGTATAGCCCAACTGTATACACCATTTACTTTGTGATCTAATGTGTTTGTACTATTTGGTTGCCATTTTAAATTATCATACTGAGATACTTTAGCATAATAGTCTTTTAGTTCTTGCAAAGAAAACTTAAAGTTAGGCAATTCTTTAATATCAAAATCAAACATTATGATACCTTTCTAAAAGACTATAAACGTGTCTGTTATGTCCACTGTCGTCTATTATTTCGTTATTATAATACTTTTTAACATAGTTAGCAACAGCAACACTTCTTGACTTTCCTTTTGCACAATATACATGTAATTTTTTACCCTCTGGTATCTTACGTATAAAACGTACAATTTGTTCTGCTTGACTATTACTACATGCAATAGCATGTATGATTTTTTGTGTATTATTATACCATTGTATTGCTTTTAATCCTGTTTTTTCAACATCTTCAAATTTTAAATTTAAAACATTATCTGCATCTGCCATAACAGGCTCAGAATGTATCCAATTACCATTACTGTGTATGCCAATAAGATATTCGTTGTTTGGTACAGGTTGCACATCTTTCATTGCATATGTTTTTACATTAACCATGCTTTTACATCCTCAGTCCACACTTTGCCATAAAGGTGTACTCTGTCTGTTGTGCCTTTGTTTTCAACACTGTGAGGAAGTGTTGTGTTTACAAGATATGCCCAACCTGGTTCCATATGATATTCTTTACCGTTTATAATCCAATTACTATCTTTATTAGTTTGTATAGGAATATGTACCCTAATTTTATCTGGACTGTCTTGATGTGTAATTAATTTAGTTCCAGTTACATGCTCAGTTACTAACCATTTTTTACTACGAAAGGGTAGACTTTTAACAATTTCTAATCCGTATCCTGTAAAACATTTTCTAGGATTTAATTCATCATTATCATTATCCCTATACTCTGGTTTTGCACAACCTTGCTCAAAAGGTTTAGGACCTTCTTCGTCACTATTCCAGCATAACGTATAGTAACCAGTTTCGTCTGGAATAATATGTCCAGTCTTCCCAGTAGGATCACTAATTGGAAACTGCCACACATGATGATTTTCTCCTACAACAAATTTCCAATCTTTGTAATTTTCTTGTAAATTATTATACCAATCCTGTAACTTTTTGACATCAACACAAAATATACGCTTAACGTCAAAGCCTAGATCAACTGTTTGATGTTCTTCTATATATCGCTTCATTTCCAATTAACTAAATCCATAAATTTATCATTGCGTATATCTGAAATAATATTTGCCCTTGCTGTTGGACTAAAGTTTGTAGTAGAATGTGCAACTCTTGAATTTATAATGTAAACATTTCCTGGTTCAAAGTTATATTCTCTATTCCACTTTTCTCCCCAATAAAATTTACTATTGTCATATGTCATAGGAATATGCAATCTAGCACAGTATCCGTCTGTGTGCGGATGAAGTATATGTTCAGGCATATGTTGCGTTATTCGTGGATTGTAAATATAGTTGCCTATTTCTTCTACTATAGATTTCCATTCTCCAAAATTATATTGGGTAAGATATGTATTATCATTATAATCAAAATCTTTTACAACATTACCGTTGTTATCAAAGTAACTTTTTAATTCTGTAAAAAACTCTACGTCAGCAGCCCAAGGAGGCGGCAGGGGTATATCTCTGTGAGTTGGCCAAGTTAATGTCCACGAGTTAGTTAATGCTTCATATGTTTTGTTACGTTCCCATTCGTAATCATTTGTATCAGTAGTAAATTTATTATTAACAGATTCTTTTATGTACTCAGAACATTTTTGAAAATTAAATTTTAAATAATCTAAGTTAGATGTAACAATATTATACCAATATTGTAAATTTTTTATATCTATTTTTTTATCTAATATGATAATGTCCCATTCTAAACTTTCTAAAACTGACAGATCAACTTGAGAAGGTTTTAGAACTTTATCCATTAGTCATTCCTATTACATTTAAAATATGGTCTTCTGTTACCCTTGTAATTATATGAGATCTATAGTCGTCACTTTCGTTAGTAGTTCCGTGCCAATCTCCAGTGTTAAGGATATATGCTTTACCTTCTTTCATATGATACGAACGTTCTTTATTTTCTCCAAAATGGAAATAACTGTTTTTGTTGCTTTCTATCGGAATGTGTAATTTAAGTACTTTACTATCTATATGTTGACGTATATACATACCTGGATGATGTCTAGTAACAATCGCTTGTCTAAATGCATCTGATCCTAATTCTTCTACTAACTGTTTAAAATAGCCAAATTGTAATTTAGGCATAATTTTTGCATCGTTAATAAAGTTATCATAATCTACTTCAGGATACATTTCAGTATTACACTGTGCTGGAGGAGGCAGTGCTTCGTAACGTTCTATAGGCCATGCTAGTGTTACACCATCAATTGGTCCGCAATAGTAACCGCAATACCCTTGCTCTACCATTTCTTTACTTTTTTCTAAATTAAGTTTTTCGGACATCTTGTTAAAGTTAAACAACATGTAATCAAAATTTTCTTTAACGTCAGTCCACCATGTTTTTAGTCTTTCAACATCCACGTTATAGTTAAGTTCAATTATATCCCAATCGTTACTATTATATAAGAAGTCGTAAGTTAAGCCGTGACTAACAGGATCGTAGTTTTTAATTATCCTCGAATCTTGGATGTGTTGTGCGTTTTCCATTTCTTAACCTTTCTCTCATATCCATTGCGACATAGTCATGCCCATATAGCACTAAGTCTTTCGGAATCATTTCTTCAAATTTAAACCAATGCTGTTCAAGTTGTTCTGGTTCTACATTCCATTGTAGCATTTCGCTTGACCAAATGTTTGTAGTCCACAGTACTTTTGTTCCTTGTACAGTATTTATTAGTTCAAATAACTGGTTAGGTTGGGTCACTATGTCTACTACGTTAAAGGTATGTTTTAGTTGTCTGTATCTATCCCATAACTCTTTAAATGCTTCTCTACCCCCATGTTCCTTAACTTCTTGTTCCCAAAACTTTTTATAGTTTCCTCTGTAAGTACTACTAAAGTTATAACTAAGATCATGCTCTAATAACCATTTGTCTAAATCATATCCATCCCAAGTTTCTAGCAAATGTTTTTTATAATTTAAACTTGCTTCACACCAATCAAAATAATTTACTGTAGTGTCTTTATGAAAACCGTTCGAGTTTAGTATAGCAAGTGGCTTAAATCCAGCGGCTGCACTAAACAGATGATCAATTAATTTACCATCTGTTCTTACACCTTCACCTGAAAGTGTTTCTGTGTTAAATGCATATACCCTATCCTTTTCTATAAATTCTTGATAGCCAAGTTTGCGTATCCAAGCCGCTTGGCTTTGGTTTAACCCATCATCTTGATCTTTGTTAAGCCATGCATTTGCAAGTTGCTGTGTATTTTCATATGGATACAAAAACACTTTACAATCACGCATATCATTTGTTAAATTATCTATTCTTATACCTGCTCGTATAGCAATATCTATCCAGTTGCTTCCATCTGCTGTAATTTCAATAGGGCTTTCTTGTGCGTCATCTGCAGGACCTATCCACTCAGGAGTATAATGACTATGTACTGTATCTTTACTAAGTTTGTAATTTTGTAGTAAAGGCTTTCTATCTTTAAATACACCCATTTCATCAAACTTAGGTTTACCAAGTTCTACCCATTTTTGTAAATTAACAAATAGGTATTGTCTATGTAAACCAGGATACGAACCTTGAATTCCTGTTTGTGCTTCTTTATTCATTATATGACCTATCGTAAAGAAGTCTTTATTGTTATCATAGTAATTTAAACTTTGAGTTATTAAACTAGGGCCTCTAAATAAAAGTAGTCCTTGACATGCAATCATTGCAAATTCTTTATCTTTTTGAAGACTTTGTTCTAATATTTCTTCAACAGTTTTATAAAATCCTACATAACTACACATGCCCATTTTAATCATACGATTAATGTAAAAATAGGTCATATCAAAACATCTTTTTTGTAACCACTTATTATCTATATCACGATTAATATTGAGTATGCCAATGCCTACTCTGTTATCAATTTTTAGATCTTCGTAATAACGATCAATAGTAATACTATTCCAGTCTTTCATTTTACCCTCTATTAGTATAGTAACTTTCTCTTAAGACATAGAAAAAATCTCTAATGCGTCTGCCAAGTTCATAGTGTATGATCATATGTATTCTTGGCTTATCGCTGTTATTATATACAGCATGTACATTAGATATATCCATTAAGAATGCACTGCCATTATCATCAAATGGAACTCTGCCATGATCTTTAAAAACAAATCTACAGCCTTCAGGATTGTTCAAACTAATATTACAAACACTTAAACGTTTTTCTTCATCTGCTCTATCTTGATGTGGAAGAATATATCCACCTGGTTCGAGTAACATAAACCTTACACGATTTAAAAATTCCGCTGGCCATACATCAGTTAAAAACTTTTTTGTTACTGGACATTCGTTTGCTACCCAAGTCCAATCTAACTGTTTAATTGATTCTTGTCTATCACCGTAACTATTCAATGTTTGGGTGTCTTCATTTAGTCCGTGTAGTGTTAGACTTTTCCAGCCTTCGCCGTATTCATCTCTGTGTACATGAAACTTATCTACAAGTGCTTCAGCTTCTGCATACATTTCTTTCCAAGGTTGATTATCTAATGCACTTAATCTAAAACACGGCCAGCCGCTTTCCATAACGACCCATTTAGGATCAAATTGTTCTGGATATGTAATATCTATTTGCTTGTCATTTTCTAACAAATATTGTTCTAATTCATCGTTCATGTTTACTTTTTTCTTTACCCGGTAGTGTTAAATATACTTATGCTAGTTTTTAAGGAGTATGTTTAGTCGTGAGATGCAAATATCTTGATAATCAAATCAATGTTGGCACTAACGGTTCGTATAGATTATGTTGTATGAGCTTAGAACCTGAAGGCAAATACAATATCAAAACACATACACCACAAGAATGGCATGACAGTGACTTCCATAGAGGTATTAGAGAGCAAATGGCGAGAGATGAATGGCCTGATGCTTGTAGACGTTGTAAAGAAATGGAAGAACACGGATTACAAAGTCAACGTCAAAAAGAAAGAAGATACGGTCCGGGACTTAGCCATTTAGACTTACGTTTAGGCAACAGTTGTAATTTAAAATGTATTAGTTGCTGGCACATGAGCTCTAGTTCAATAGCAGAAGAAGCCGTTGCTATGCACCAAGCAGGTGTTACACCGCTACACGGAGTGTTAGATGTTCCACATTTTAATTGGGCTGACGACAAAGCATTTGATAAATTACTTGATCTACCAATTAATGAAGTATACATGACCGGCGGTGAACCTATGATGGTAAAACACTTGCCAAGATTTTTAGAAAGATTGGACCCAGAAACAATAATACGTTTTAATACTAACTGTACAATTTGGAATCCTAAATTGGAAAAATTACTTAGAAAATTTAATATGGTTATTATGAGTTTTAGTTTAGATGCTACTGATGATCGTATAAACTATATTAGACATGGTACTAAATGGAAGGAAGCAGAAGAAAATGCAAAACGTTGGGCGGACTTTTGTAAGGTTGATATAAGTCCTACTGTTAGTATTTTGAATGCATGGTTTTATGATGACATAAAAGAATATGCAGACAAACGCAACTGGAGCATCTTTGAAAATTTACTTATGACTCCTGATTGGTTACATGTTAAAAATGCACCCGACGAATTAAAAGCACAATTTCAAGGTGTAGATAAATGGATGAATGAACCTGCTAATCTACTAAAACAAGAAGAATTCAAATATAATATTAATAAGTTAGACAGCTGGCGTAAAATGTATATAAAGGATTACCTACCTCCGGTAGCAAAAGCATATGGACTTAATTAAAACAAATAAACAAAAAAAGCGAAGTGTTTACAAAGGCGATGGTTACTATAGAAAACTATGGCATTTTGTAGATATGATATGGCTAGATGAACATGTAAAAATGCTAAACAGTATTGTTCCTAACTATGTTGTAGACTACGGACATAACGAAGATTCTATGTGGTTAGACACAAAAGAAATAGCAGGGGTTCCAGCAAGTACACTAGAACACACACCCGAATTTATAAAAAAAGTATATAAATTTTGTTTAGAAAATATTGAGCAAACTTTACCATATGTACACGGCGACTGGGTATTAAGTAATATAATTGTTAACGGTGAAAATATGTATATGGTCGATTGGGATAATTGCAATGTATATCCCAAACATATAGTTATAGAAAAAATGCAAAAAGATTTACGTAGTGCATTTGGAGATAAATTTGACCCCTCAAGCATTTAGTTATCCGACTGTTGGAAATAACAACATGATTTATTGTGCGCCATACGGCCTTACCGAATCTGTTGACTACATGATTAAGTACAATCCAACTAATCATTCAATTACTAAAATACCATTATTAGTTGACTCAACTACCGAAAAGTGGCAAAAGGGAATTGTACATAGAAACAAAATTTACTTCCTACCATACAATGAAAGCAATATATTGGTATTAGATACAAATGACGATAGCATAGAATACTTAAATTTAGGAAAGAAAGGGCAAGGAAAATATATTCAAGGTCACATATATGGCAGACACATTATAGCATTACCATACGGCGAACACGAACCATTTAATTATGTACTAGACATTAACATGCGTACTAACAATGTAACTACTAGACGGTTAGCGTTGCCTGACGAAACAAAAAGATGGCATACTACCCAAATGTTAGATGGTATAATTTATGGTTTACCTCGAGGAGAAAACTTAGGAAATACATTTAATTCAAGGATAGAATACGACTGTTTTAATCGTTCCTACAAATTAATAGATATGTCGCCTATACTATATGATTATAAAGACGAAAGACATGCTAATAAAAAATGGACAACACTTGCAAAATCAAATGGTAAATTATATGCAGCACCATATTGCGAACATAAAGACTTTGATCTTCTTGCAATTAGAAAACAAGGTTGGGAATATATACAAACTAAGCAAACAGGTACTAGTAGAAAATATTTTTCGCACACTGTAACAAGAAATGGTAAAATATTTTTTCCGCCAGCAGGCCACGACGAGGACTGGAGCGAAATGCTTGTTATAAACAGCATAACAGATGAATGGTATGTTAAAGACCTAGGAATTGGAAAAGAAAGTAAAAAATATTTTGCTGGAGTTGAGAACAGTAAAGGAAAGTTATACTATATTCCTAGAGGAGGATGTGTTTGCGAGCCAGAGGATACATGGAAAAGCCAAGGCGACTTAGCAGAAATATTAGTTATTAACACAAACACCGAAGAGCATTATACTATAGACGTAAGTAAATATTTTACAGATAGTACATCTATAGAAAAATATAATCAATGTGTTATAATTAACGATATCATATATGCCTTTCCATACGGAGAAAGCGATAGTTTTCAAACTATATTAATATTTGACACTATAAAAGAAAAAGTAATTAAGACTATAGATTTAAATGACATATAAAGCATTTCAAGATTGGTATAAAGAAGCAGAAATTAAACATCTTATACTTGAAAAGTATAAGCACGATTTAGTATCTCCACCGTTTGCAACAGATCTTTGTAAAGATTATTCTACATTTAAAGTAATAAACAAAAAACGAAATATAGAACTTGACTTACCCAAAGTAACTAGTAAAACTAATGTATGTCAAGTTATTAAAAATGATATATGGTTAATACCTTACGGTATATGGGACGAATGTAAACGAGTTGTACAACTTAGAAATTATAAACCCAAATATTACGACTTAGATCTAGACGGAACCGGACAGTTTTATAGTTTAGCAACTAACGGCGAAACAGGATTTAGTTTTCCATTAGGGTACGAAGGAACAAACGTTGCTTTACACATCAATAATGGTGTTGAGATTATTAACATGCCCGTACAGGGTAAAAAACTTCATATGGGTACTGTTTATTGTAACGGTAGTTATTGGAGCATGCCAAGAGGTGATGAGCCAAACTATAATTTATTATTAGAGTTTGACGGTGAAAAAATTAACAGTTATCAAATAACTGGAATTGATAATTCTATAACACGCAAGTATAGTGACATTATTGTTGTAGGTAATAAATTGTATGCATTGCCATTTGGAGAAACCGCAGGACTAAATGAAGTTGTAGAGTTTGATACTGAAACAAAAGAAATGAAACTGTATAAAACCCAATGCAAGGATTTTGCTAAAAAATATAATTGCGGAGTTTTGATACATGACAAAATTATAGCAGTTCCTTACGGTGAAGATTACAATGACGATAGTAATTGGGGATTAATATTTGACACTACAACTAAACAATCTACTAACTTCGATATAGGACTTAAATTTGGCGGCAAATATAGGTTTAGATCAGGTGTACGATATAATACACATGCTGTATTCATGCCTGCAGGAACACCTAGTTGTCCTATTTTAAAAATTAATGTACATGGCATTATAGTTAAAGAGTTATATTTAAAAGAATACTTGCTAGGAAGACCTATTATACATAATCATGTACTAAAAGTAATAGGGTACGAAATAGAAACAAAAGAACATTACATATTATCTATGGACGAAGATTTAAATATAATAAACAGAGAACTAATATAAATTAAACAAATTTAATTAACTCTTTACGTAAATAAATATCACTTAAACAGTAGCATTTTTCTTTACCGCATGTAATTGTTTTATTAGGTAACGTATATTTTTCTAAATTACCTATTTTGCCCCCTTGCTGACACTCAGCACGATATATGTCTCCCCACATATCAATACTGATCATATCTAATCCAGCCCAGCATTTCCAACCTTTATGTGCATTAAGCTCATTAACTATTAAGTCATTTGCATTAATATCTTTACCATTTAACAGTAGGCCGCCTCTGTGTAACTTTGTATCATCTAATTTACGTGTATAAGGCCAATTAGTAATAATGGTTTGCTGTGATGTCGAGTATGCACTAACTTCGTTAGTAGGATATCCTTCAATTTCTTGTTTATCTAAAATTACCTTTGGCCATATCATTACATTGTCGCTACAATTAAATAAACGTTCTGCAATATCTAATAGCTCATCAAAGCTGTCAGGTAACATCATAAGATTAACAGCAACAGGGCAAGTCATTACTTTTATAACTTCTATTATATGATCAATATCAGCAAATTCAGGATGATAACTTATAATCATTCCATCAGTGTGTTTTGTTATCTCTGCAAAGTATTCTACTTTTTGACTTGCATTAGTTAGAAAACTAAAGTACTGACCTTGCTGCTTTACAAGTTTGGCCATGTCAATAAAATGTTTCCAATAAGTAGGTTCGCCGCCTGAGATTCTATAGCAAATTTGTTTACCGTTAGCGTTAAAGTTTTCAACGAAATGTTTGACTGTATCCCATTTTTTATGTCCTGTACTTCCATCATGCAGTCTGCTTGGACAATAAGAACAACGATAATTGCATTTATTAGATAGTGTCCAACTAACTAAAAACCAATCTTCTTTTGCAGGGTCTTTGTAAGAAAGTTTCATTCTGCCATTGTGTTATTTAAAATTAGTTGTTGTGTACGTTCGTTTAATTTTACTGTTAAAATTAATGAGTACAGATTATCACTAAAACTAAACACACTGTGATCTAATTGAAAGTTTGTAAAGTAAACAAATCCAGGTTCTGGGTATAATGGCTTGCCGTCTACCATTTGTACATAATTTTCAGGACTACAACGTCCAAACACTACTAGCAATCTAAAATATTCTGGACTTACACCGTGAAAGTCTCTGTGCGGAGGAAAGAAGCCTCCTTGGTCAACACGCAATAAATGTACACGACCAATATCTGGTGCAAAAACATCTACTAGTTTTGCAAGCTCAGGAATATTATTATACACCTCTGTTGGTGTGTTAAAGTTTTCTTCCTTCATTTCTATGTCATGATATTTCTGCATATGACCAAAACTATTCAAATGGTAATTGTCCATAACATCACCGGTGTGACTTGTTACTGGTAACCCCCAGCGATTATTGTGAGTGTCTTTTTTAGCATTGTACGGACACCAATTATCTTTAAACTGTTCTAATTGTTGCTCAACTTGGTGATGGTCAATATGCCATTTAAGTTTTACTTGGTTACCTAAGTTGACTAAACTTTGCCAACGTAGTCCTCTTTCAATTTCTTCAGGTGTCATATATCTCTCAATTCTTTAAACGTATTTCTAAAGTTTAATTCTCTTGTTTTGTCGCATATTTCTAAGTATTGTACAGCCGCTGGAAGTTTATGTGACCAATCTTCTGAATTCATGTAATCAACTAAACCTAACCAACGCATTTTGCCATAAGCATTATTAATAAATTCATGTGTGTTAATACTATTAGCAAACTTACTTATCGTATCTGCGGCTTGAGCTTTTAAGTCTTGAGGTAGTACTCGTACATTTAGGTACGACGGTAAGTACACTAAATGTAACCCTATAATGCCTCCACCATATGGCGCACGATTTATTTTTTTAAAGTTTTGATCTAACTTCCATTGTGCAAGTTCTGCTAAACTGTGTACATTAAGAAGTTGTACAGCACAGGCAAGATTAACAGTTATATGATCTGATGTATTATCAAGTAAATGCATATTACTTACAATACTATCCCACTTGCTCGGATATCGTATATAATTATTTTTTTCGCCAACGCTGTCAATACTAAAATTAAATTTTACTTCTTTAAAATATTCCCACATATCTAGCAATTTTTGCGATATGTCTGTAGCATTACTATTGTATCTAAGTATACAATCTTTTGCATAACCTTCGTCTATCATAAATTGTAGTATTGCATAATGTTCTGGTATAAGCAAAGGTTCTCCACCAGCAAAGTATAATTCTTTTATATAGTGTGCTTGATTTTTTACAGAGTCTAAGAAACTACTTTTTTTGTACCATACATAATCAAAACTAGGATCCCAGCCTTGGTCTTGTTTTAAATCTATAAGTTCATATTTTGGATATTGTAATTTCCAATCTTTAATCCACTTTGAACTATCATGCGGACTACACATAATGCATTTTAAATTACATAAGTTTCCTAATCTTAAATCAAAGTAAGGTATGTTTACAGGCAACGAACCGTCTTCTTGTGTTTGCTCAACTATTTCTTGTACATTAATCCTTTCATTCCACACTTCAGTTTCCCAATTCCTTTTGCTTTTTATACCTTTTGCTTCTTCTTCAAAGCATTTTTTACAACTTAAAGGAATTTCATCATTAAGCATTTGCAATCTAGTATTGCGCATTTGCTCACTATTCCAAACTTCTTCGATAGTATGATCACGTAGATTCATGTTAATACCATCTTGTTTAACAAGTCCTACTTCTTTGTCATCAGTCTTGCCTGCTCCACTAGCGTTTGCTGTACAACAAACTCTTACATCGCCATTTGGTCTAGTTGCCAAATGTATCCATGGCAAAGGGCAGAATGTTTTACCCATTAAATTTATGTCCTATAATCATATATCTAGTATACTTTGGTGTTTTAAATTCTCCAACATATGCAACATATATTTTTGATTGTTGTACAAATTCTTCCATGCTATTTGCACATCTTACATGTTCTTCTAGATCAAAATAATTATTGCTCTGTAATACTACCTTAGTGCCTGGCTGAATATTGTTTAACCATTTGTCATATTGTTCTTGTGTTAGATGCTCACAACTAGTGTTTATAGCAACATCTGCATCTGTAGTATACTCACACATGTCTGCTGTTGTGGCAGTAAATCTTCCTTGCATATGTTGTTGCATATTAACAGTTTCTGCAATAGTTTTACAGATGGGGTCAATATCTATGCTTTCTATTTCAGGTATTGCAAGATCACTATTAAAGAGTAAACTTGCAAGTACTCCATTCCAGCCACCGTAAATAGCAACATTACCTCGGAGTTTATATTCTTGCATTTGTTCTATTAACCAAAGTTTACTGTGTACTTGGCCTTTCCAAAAACTTTCTAGTGTACGATATTGATTTTCGCTGTTACGAATTGCGTCCATCCAAAATAGTACATCTTCAATATCAACTTTCAAATTGAGCTCCTAGTTTATCAAACTTGCCGCATTGTTTTTGGCATTCTTTTAAACAACCGTTTGACCATGTGTTTTCGATACTACTAAAAAAGTTACTGTCAAATATTTCTTGCAAAGTATGGTTATTAAGATTAGGAAAATTTCCTATTTTATCCATGTAATCAATTCTACTTTCACTTACTGGTGGTAGCCATTCTAAATCTAGCCAACAACAGGGTGCAATGTTACCGTTAGCGCCAACATATATAGAATGAGAGTTTTGTGCTTTGCAAGTTATTGTTGGGTTTATTTCTTGTTTTGCTTCTTCTACTACTTTTATAAAACTTTCACTTTTTTCTGTAGGGTACAAAATATCAATTGTTTTTCCATTATCATCTAAAACATTAAATTGACCATTTTTAAATCTACTAGAATTTTTGTATTTAAAATCACTAAAGCCTAGATCACTTGCAAGTTGTCTACATTCATCTACTTGATGTTTATTGTGACGGAACACCAACATGTCCCATCTAGCATTGCCGCCTGCGGCAATAAATGTTTTTGCATTTTCTAGTATGGTGTGAAAGTCTGTGTTTATTCTATAGCGGGCATGTGTATCTTCTAATCCGTCTATTCCAAATACTACAGTTACATCTACACTAGCAAGTTCTTGCCACCATGTACTATTCCTTGCACTACCATTTGTATGCATTTGTAAATTAATGTTAGGATTTATTTCACGTAAGTATTTGTATATGTCAAGTGTTTCAGTATTAATAATAGGATCACCCAAGTTACCGCACATATTAACTTTATCAAGTTGTTGTATAAAACTAACTGAAAACCATTCTTTAAATGTTTCTAAGTTTATATCATCTAATGTTACATATGGCATCATAGGACCACCTTGCATACGTCTCGGACACATTGGACAACGTGCTTGACATCGTGAAGTAACTTCTAAGTGTATGTCTTTTATTTGTTCTAAATTATACATTTTTTCTTTTTGGTAGTTTACTATCAGCACTACTCATACAACTAGGTGTAATACACGGAGTTGGTTGTTTAAATATTTCAAAACCGTTTGTAATTGTTCCTAGTATGTCATCATGACAACTATGACTTCGCCTAACTTCAGTATCTCTGATAATTATTCCTTGATAGCCTGCATTACAAGACCATCCTTTAAATTTATTAAACCCGAACGCATTAAATCGTTCTGCTTGGTCTATTTCGTACTCGTTTCCTTTACTGTCGTAGAGTGCAACTTGTGCAACTCCTTCTCCTTGCCAGTGTTGTGGGAATCCTCGTCGCATTGTTGCAATTTGTTCTTCTGTATATCCATGTACCACGTAGGAGGCGGTAGGGTCGGATTGTGGTTTGAGAGTGACATTAATGCCTCTGGCGGCAAATCGTTCAAGCCTTTGATAAAGATCTTCAAACATTTCTGGAACCATAACTTGATTAATTGTAACAAAAACACCTCCTTCCATGAGTTGTAAACATTTGTCTCCAAACTTTTGTTCGTCTGCAAATTCTGCATGGTAACTTGCTGTTACACTGCGGCGTTGCAAGTTTTCCGTTATATGTAAGTACTTATCCCACCATTTATGGCCAGGTGATAGATTTGTGGTCATGTGTATGCTTTGATACGCTGGTTCTATGTCACTACAATAGTGTTCAACTAACGGTATAAACTGTTTATTAGCAGTAGGTTCTCCGCCACTGAAACTAAAATGAAAATCTGTAAAGTTATTTGCACGGGCTTGCGCTTTGATACTATCCATGGTCTTTAAGTATAATTCTGTGGGTTTAGTGTCAGGGACACTAGATCTTGCGTGAGGCCAGCAATAACTGCACGAATAATTACAATATCTTGTGGTGATCCACGAAACTGTGAAAAGATGGCTCTTTAGGAGAGTTTTTTGGCCGAAATGGGTTATATCAGTCCACGGAATTTGTTCGAAATTTTTCATATAACCACTCAAAATTATTTATAAGTTTTAAATTATCTGGCTTATCACTATTGTTATACCCAAAGTCACGACCAGCGCAAGCACCGCTAATAGCATACCTTCCAAAGCGAGCTTCGTCTCCTTGTGTACACCAGATTTCCAATCTTTTTTCAGTTTCATCATCTATTTGTCCTTTAATAGTTTTTGATGCTAGTTTTACACATTCTCTAAATGCACTTTTCCAAGTGCTAAATTCATCAGTATTAAATGCTGTAATGTTTGACACGTCAGGCATTGACTTAAATTTATCGCTAATACTAGTAGTCATATCAGCAGTGTCTACGTTCATGTTTAAAGTTAAATCTCTTGGCAAAAGTTTTACTCCACCATAACCGTAAACAAGATTATTTATTGGGTTTTGACTCTGCCAAACATGTACAGTATCAATTTCATAAGTGTTTGCTTCATGGCTAAAATCAAAATCTTCTACAATATGTGCATCGCCATCAACAATCCAAACCATTTCAGTATCGCAAAGTTTTGCTGCTTCGATGTGAGCTTGATGTATTCCTGTTACACCGTGTACACGTTTTGCCCTTGGAAATCTTTCTTTTAATTTTTTAAAATTATCATCAGCATCGGGTTCATTATAACTAATAAACACAATATCATAAGGACGTAATTTTGAAATGACTTCGTCATGCTCTTTACGTGTAATAACATACTTATGGTCAAACTCTCGTTTGCCAATGGTATGTTTAGTTGTTGCTAAAAATACTCCGTTATGATAAGTTTCTTCATTTCTAAATATGTGTTTGTATACATGATGCATTTCTCTATCAGCATCATATCTGCCATCTGTAGGATTATAGTAAAAATCAAATATACTATCGTCTAATATTTCTACATTATTCCAAACACACCAAAATAAAGGACTAGTTTCTTTTTCTGCTATTTCTAAATAATCGTCATAGCTTCTAATAATATATCTAGGATAGCGATATCGACTAATAGGTTGTTCATGTTCCTTTCTGTTGATAATAAATCTATGTTCTATTTCTTTTTTAGAAATAGGTTTATTTTTTGATGCTAGTATTATACCACCATGATAACTTACTGTATCATTACACAGATTAGACCATACATGATTTTCATTTCTATCATAACTATTATGGTAACTAAAATATAAAGAGTATATTGTAGGATCGATTACTTCTACATTTTTCCAAATGCACCAAAACATTTGCGTTGGCGAACTTTCTAATGCTGTTTGATAATCTTCATACGTATCTATATGATATACAGGGTAGGGTTTTGGTGTACTTGCTACAATATCAACTTCTTTTTTGTTTACAAAAAAACGATGATCAAATTCTTTTTTTGTAACTGTTTCTGTTTTGCTAAAAAGACAAATACCGTCTTGTGTTTCACCATTTAAAAATATATGTGTAATTTTTTTATGATATGTATCATATGCAGGAACGTAATAATCTAAATTATAGTTAAGATCAACATCGTTCCAGATTACCCAAAACATATCTGTTGTACTGTTTGCTGCACATTCTAAATATTCATCGTAGGTCGAAGGGCTAAATTTATCATAGGGTCTAGGAATACTTGCTACAATATCAACTTCTTTTTTGTTTACAAAAAATCTATGCTCTATTTCTTTTTTACTAACGTGTAAATCTTTGTGTAGCAAACAAATTCCATCATAAACATCACCATTTTTAAATAAGTGTGTGTATTCTTCACTCCATTCATCTATTTGATAGTCAAAAGAAAATGTATCAAGAATTTTGACGTCATTCCAAACTATCCATAAAAACTTTGTTAAAGAAGTTTGTTGTGCTGATTCAAAATCCGTAGAAATTTTAGCAAAGGGAAATCTCTGCCTTAGTTCGTGCCAGCCTTTATCTGTTTTTGATCCAATAAAAAAGATATCATACATCTTATTACTATACAGCCTTATGTTGTTTCTGTCAAGTAAGATGACATAGCATGAAGATCAAAATCTAATCCTGTTCGATTGGTTTTGGCAGAAGACAAGATCATCTGCCTTTTTACTGATTTTGGAATTGTTTTTCCCTTTACATATTCTAATGCTAATGTTCTATTCCATTCAAGAGCAGGTTTAATTTTTTGATACATATCATTAACATCATTGTTAAGAACATGCTGAATATTTTTAACAATTCCTTCTATTCGGTTGTGTAAAAATCGTGCATTATCAAATTTGTAATCAAAAATCTCGTCGTATAAAACAAATCCCATGTCTTCTAATTTTTTATGAAAATGTCTACATCCTAAAGTTAAAAACGGCAATCCAAACAATAATCTCATTGTAGTTTTTTCTGTTAGAAAAAAGTTTTCAGTCCACGATTCTGTAGCAACATGTAAAAAACTTTCAAAATATTTTTTGTTAAAAATATAAGGATGATCTTGATCGAAATTATCACCTAATTTTAGTACCCTGCCATTGTAGTGTTTAAATTTTACGTTATGTTCTCCTGCACCTAAAAAAGACACAAGACCCTTATCTAATATTTTTTCTTTTGCTAGTCTGTCTATTAATTTGACTCTGTGTTCTTTTGCTCTATGATTAAAACAAGAATACGGTATGGTAAAATTATAGTCATTATACCCGTTTAGGTACTTTTTAGCATTAGTATAAAAGTTAGGATGATGATGCATATTATGATATGCAAATAAAATAAAAAAGTCTAACCACTCTTCAAAATTACATAGTTCTTTGTTTATACCAAGTCGTCTTACAACTTTTTTCTGATAGTCTATAGGAGACGCAAGAACTATATTACAAGTAATATTTTTTCTATTAATTGTATCAACTACTTTTTGTGTAATTTTAGGAAGTTCGCCTTCGTAGAAATAGAAAAAGTTAATTATATCTACTCTATCATTTAAAACTTTTTCTTCTATTTCACTTGCTGAATTATACCAAGGTGTAAAAGATACTGTATTAGGTAGCCGCATTCCGCACTTGCTCCAATATCCAGTCGTATGTTTTCTTCAATCCATACTCTAGATCTTCGTCAGGTGCCCAACCTATATTCTTTTTAATTAAACCGTTATGGCTTCTTCTGCCCATTACGCCAAGAGGTCCGTCTGTATTTTTAATTTTAATATTTTTTCCAGCAATACTGCTAATCATATATGCAAGGTCATTAATTGATATCATTCGTTGACTGCCGAGATTTAACGGATACTCATACGAACCATTCATAATACGATCAATGCCTTTTATGCACTCGTCAATATACAAAAATGTTCTTTTTTGTGTTCCTGGTCCCCATACTTCAATTTCTCCGTTTTCGCTTTCTGCTACTTTACGACAAAGTGCTGCTGGAGATTTTTCTTTACCATTATTCCATGATCCTTCAGGACCGTATATATTATGAAGCCTAGCGATTCTTACGTGTAGCCCGTAGTTACGTGCATATGCTAGATACAATCTTTCACTAAACAACTTTTCCCAACCATAATCACTGTCAGGATCTGCAGGATATGCTTGACTTTCAATAAGAGAAGGGTCTATAACATCGCCTGTTTGTAATTGTTGTGGATACATACAAGCACTCGAACTGTAAAATACTCGCTTGACTCCTTTCTTAATCATTTCGTTTACAATGTTTAGATTGATAGTTGCTGAATTATGCATAATATCAGCATCATTTTCGCCTGTAAAGATATAACCTGCTCCGCCCATGTCCGCAGCAAGCTGATATATTTCATACAAGTCATTAGTTACTAGTTGAGCAACTTCATACTGATCTCTTAGATCTGCAATATGAAACTCGTCAGCGGCTGTTTCTGCATACTTAGGGTGCTCTAGATCGGCGCCGATAACATAAAAACCTCTATCTTTAAGGTCTTTTACCAAATGTGCGCCAATAAATCCGCCTGCGCCACAAACTAATACTTTTCTAGTTTCCATATTTTTCCTCAAAATGTTTAACTTCTGGATGCGACATTGTTGCTAGATGTTCGCAGTTAAATTCAACAATATCTTTTACTTCGTGGGTAAACTGTACTTTCTTTTCGTCGCTCCAGTCGGTAATTTCTTCTACTATGCTATTTATTTCTAACATGCGATCATCATTGTTTGTTATTAAATCGTAATCTTCACTCCACCAACGATCAAAAGTCTTAAATCCAACATCTTTGAGATGCTGTAAACTATACGGTGCAGACATCATTATAAAAGGTTGTTTAAATGCTATTGGCTTGTATGTTTTTTCGTTTAAATGTATTTCTGGAGTAAAGAAATTTGTTTCACTAATAATATTAATCATAGAGTCTTTGTAATATTGTTCAACATCGTTAGCACTCGACTCCATTGGATACCTATCAAAATTTGTAGTGTCTAAAATAAGAGGAAGAGCTTGTTTAGATTTTTCAATTTCATCGTCTGTAATTTGAAAAATAGGGCGGCGGTTTGCAACATGCTTCATGTTGCTTTCAAAACTTGCACCCGATTCAGGCTGTTTATCAGACATACTCATATAAAAGTTATCTAATAATCCTTTACGCCACATACTTAAAAAGAACACTAGTCTGTGATCGCTCCATCGACGCTGGAAACATAGAAAGTCTTTTTTCTTAAGCCCCGGAACATAAGGATTATTTGACCTATCTCGAAGAGGTTCTTCAACTCCTGTTTGTTGTATTCTACAAGTTGGTATATATTCAACATTTATTTCTGGAGTAATGTTTCTTCTATGACAATAGTCTTCGTATACTGCTTGGCCATTAACACAATTACTAACATAAATTACATTTTTTAAAGGAAAATTAATTTTATGTAGATTTTGATACATTACATCGAACAATTTATCATGCACCCAACCTTCAAACGGTATATTAAATAGTAGATATCCCTGTCCGTCGTACAATCTATCTTTTGTTTTATCTTTGATATGTACGTCAGTGTTAATCTCTGCAAAATATCTTGTCCAATCATTATAATGTGTAGCAGTAAAGCTCATTTCATATAAAAATTTATTTGTATACCAAGGTTTTACATTGTAAGTAGATAAAATATTAAAATTATCGAACAAACTATAAAAGTAAACTTTACGTGTCCATGGTTCTTTATCTACTCTAAATTGTCCGTACATAAGATCTGCAATAGAAGGAACTTTGTTATTTGCTAGTGGACCAATAGGAGATACCCATTCATATACAAAATCTAAAGACTTAGGCATTGAAAACAGTCCTCATAAAATTTTTCTAATTCTGGAAATACTTCTACTATATCTGTATTTCTACGATTATCATATTCTGTAAACCATGTATAGAAATTTTTGCGGCCTTTTAAAAGTTTTTCGTCATCATAGATTGTGTTTTGCATATAGTCTACAACACGTCTAAAACGCTCGTACTCCAACGAACTAAACTTAGTACGGTCTGCATCATCCATATTGTTTTTAATGTACTCTAAGTGCTTTTGCATATACGGCATAAATTCGTCTTTAGGAAGAATATTCATATCAAACTGTAATGGTTCTTTTAGATACGGTGTGTCAAAACGTACACGCTGCCATTGAGTTTCATTATCATCTGTATTATATTTTGTTCGCCACTCTAGTATTTTTTCTAGTAACAAATTAAAACTTGTTACAGCAAACAAATTAAATGTAATCATAAACGTAACAGGCCATCCTGTATTGCTTAGATAGTAATCTAAGTTCTTTTCCCAAAGTTCAATATCTAATCCTGTTCTAGTATATTCTGCACGAGGTCCCCATGTGTCAATACTTGTATACAATTTAAAACTTCGAATGCACCCGGTTTCTTTTAAATGTTTAATCTTATCTACTAGTTTAACAACTAAACTATTTTTGACACCCATATTGCTATTCATTTCAATGTTAAGATGTGGCTTAGGATTTTGTTCTAGTTCTTGCAACAATCTCCAAGTACTACGGTGCATTAATGGTTCGCCGCCTGTAACACGCAATATGTTTAGTGTTTTACTAACTTCAGGCCACCATTCCCACCATGCACGTACATAAGGGTTTTCATCTTCTTCATAAAGCTCAAACCAATCAATATCATTACGATGTTCTGTGCTATCTTTATAAGGGCCAAATTGTTTAATTTCATTATAGTATCGACTACTAAATTTAGGGTGGCAATATCCACATTTAAAATTACATTCGTTTGAAAAGTTAATTTCTATGTATTCTGGATTTACATCAAAGTTCCAAGGATTTGTTTTTATTTCCTTCATACGTTCTTCAGTGTAAATACTTGAAGTTTTTATATGCCTGTCACTAACATAATCGTTACCCATGCATTCTATATTCCAACAATATTGACAGCCGCTAGGTTTTTCACCTTGTAACATTTGTTTACGTTGTTGTTTTTTCTCAGGCGTATTATGTAACTGACTTGGATTGGTATCTAAACCTTCAAGCGGAATCTTATGAGGGGCAGGGTGATAACAACTATGTGTTTCACCTGTTTGTAAATAGATCGTAGTATGGTGCCATTTAGCCAAACAAAATGTAGGAGAAGTTTGGGCTTCTACCTTTGGCATAATTTCTTTTATACGTATTAGCTCGTTGTTCATTTGGCTCTTCTAATTATCCTTGGAGTATTATTATAGACTGCTTTAAAAAACTTAGATCCTTCTGCATCAAGATCTGCTATCTCAATGTCCAAATCTCTTTTTATTTTTTCACCTATTTTTTTAATATGTTTTTGAACATCAGAAGTACGTGCTTCAACTTCTTTCCAATAGTTATTAAGCCATTCGAAATCTCTTACTTCTGCATAATCCCAATCTCTACACATTGTTTTATACAGTCCTTCTCTAGCACCCAATATGCTCCATAGGCCATTTTCAACATCTGCGCCTACTGAACACCATATTCTTAGTCTATCAAAATTTTGCCAGTATACCTTTTTTATATCAGTTGCTCGAGCACCTTGATCTAAACTCATTTTAACACCTTCTCGAAAGCCCGCTCTCCATGCCTGTTGCGGGGTTGCGTTAGTGTAACTTGTACTAAAGTTTTCGTTAAACTGATAATATTTGTCATCAAAACAAAATTCTACTTTTCCTCTTTCGTCGCCTTCTATACTGTGCTCATGTGTTTTCATATTATGTACAAACTTACGTGTCCACATTTTTAAGCCGCCGTTGCCGTACATTAGCCCATTAACATGAACTTTACCGCACCAACTAAACACATGATCCGGAGTTAATCCCAATTCGTCAATATCAACTACTTGTTGGAAAAACTCTTGATCAACTATATTATCTGCGTCTACAGTAACAAAATATTCTGTTTCTGCTATGTCAGCACATGCCTTGTGTGCTGCATCACTGCCATGTACACCGTGAACACGTTTAGCCCATGGTAATTTACTACATAGGTCTGCATAATTCTTTTCAGCGTTCGGTTCGTCATAGCTCAGGAAAACAATATCCTGATCAATAACTTTAATTTTAGCCATCAATTACCCCGCATGTATACTTTTCGAACTTTCTACTAGTATATACGCTAAATCTTGTTAGTTCTTCTTCGTCCTGGCTTGCATATTCAAAGTCAATACTAGGATTATCAATTAGATCGTTTAACATGCATGAAAAATGTCTATACAATATATTAGGATTATTGTATTGTGTAATACTAAAAATTAAACTTTGGTTTGGCCTGCTTTTAATTTTTTCAAGATCTTGCCTATAAGAGTCTGACAAGTTAATTGTCCAACATTTTTTAGGATTGTTTTTCCAAACTCCTAACTGATAGTTTTCTTTTGGTGTAATTTTATAAATCAGATCGTCAATTAATAGTTCGAGTTTTTCTTCTTTTGATATAATATTATATTCTGAAGTATTAATGTTGTAAACTACCTTTGACAAAGATACAGTCTTTGTGCCTTCAACATATGGTGCAACATCTTCGTAATCTATTTCAAAAAAATTATCATATTCTTGATCAATATTAGTTATTGCTAAAATTGCTCCAGAGTCTTCTTCAAAATATACTTTATATTTCAACATGTTTTATATCCATTATATTATTGTATGCATTTACAATGTCGTCAGTAAGGAAATCTTTTTCAGTATAGTGAAATATTCCGTTTTGTTTAAAGTTTCCAACATACAACTCTAAGTTATCTGTTAGATAAGAACCAATTTTATTTTGCCACTTTTCAGTAACTCCGTGCCAACCTTGTATGTTTGGTTTCATATGAACAAAAGTTGGTGCATCTATTTGACTGTTGGTGACTTTTGATTCGCAACCTAGCATACTAACTACCATTGCTGATGTTACATCCATACTAGCATTTTTTTGTATTAGTGTGCTGCTGCCAAACTTGTAAAATTCTTTCCAGTTGTTAGTAATAATATCTAACCACTTGTAAAATTCAAGAGCAAAATCACTTTTCTTAAAGTAGTGCAAACCAAAATATGTATTTGGTAAATTATACTTTGTAAAACGTTTTCTGTAATAATCATTTGATACACGATTTCCTCTGTAATCTAATACATTAGAAGTAAGCCATATATCGTAATTTTCAAATATACTAAAGTATGTACTAAGGTCGTCTAGTACTAACATATCTGTATCTAGTACAACTGCGCTTTCGTAAGGAGAAACAAAATAAATTTTCCATCTATTGTGTATTTTCCATTCATATTTTTCTGCTAGATCACCCCATGGTATGGGAATAATATGATCAAACAGATGTTTATACTGTGTAGGAACTTCGTCGTCTGTAATAATTGCTATGCTTGCATTTTTATTTGTTGCATGAATACTCATTGCACAAACACATGCTTGTCTTACATAATCATCAAATTTTGTATTTTGAGCAACTAAGATAAAATTTTTATCCATTGATTACCTCTGCTAAACTAAATTTATTCATTACATGTACACTGTTTCCGCTAATTGTTGCAGGTGTATATTCATGCAACACTTTTTCTTTTTCTAGTAAAAATTTAAATTCGTCATCCTTGATACTGTATACGATGTCTCTATCAGTAGTATAGAACATTGTACCTGGCATTTTCTTTGCAAAATTATTTTTTTCAAAACCGTTCATCATATGAATTGCTATACTAAAAGCATGATCATTGCGGTAGACTGGTGTTTGTATTTGATACACTTGTCTATAGTGTTGATAATTTTCTTGTATATGCTGTAGTAGAGAAAAGAATATTTTATTCTTTTTTGTTTTTGTAAAATAAACACACGTTGCCCAATAAAAGTCTATACCTGTTTCGCTTATTTTGTCAAACTCAGAATAGTCTCTATGCCCTGCTAAATCAACTGCATCTTTATAAATCATAAAATCATAGCAAGAATCAAAACAATTAGATAAAACACTATCAGCAATAATGTAATCAGTATCCATTAACAAAGTATTGTCGTATGGAGAAAGATCGTAAGCATACACCCGTTTATCGTTTTTAAAACTTAACGAGTGATTTTTAGATGTTCCGTTATTATAAGTCTTTAGTGTATACTTTGCAGGATCTGTTCTTATAACTTTATCAAAATAACTTTCGTCAAATTTGCTGATAGTATCAGTTACAATACTTGTGGGCAAGTTTAAATACTTGCTTATGCGAGATGCAAGATAAATTGCTTGCTCTATATAGTTGATTTTTTCATTATTGTAAGCAAATACAAGTACACCTGAATTCATTATGATACAATTCCTTCAACACTTCTTTGCTTTTTTAATTTTTCGTACTTATTGAAATATCCATTAGTTGCGCCTGCATATGTTTCAACTAAATCAGTTGCAAAATTTTCTAGATTTTCAATTAAACATGGAATACCGTTATTATCTATAACAACAGATTGTGTTTGGCCAAGTTGAATCATGCTTTGACAAAAACTAATTAATTCTTGATTTGCTGTAAATTGACAGCCATTTTGATAGTGTACTAGGTCTGCTTGATATTGCTCTTTGATTATTCGCTTTTGCTGATTAAGAACAACCATTAGATCGCTTTGTTCTAGTGCTTTTTTAAGTCGTTCGTCCATACGATTACTCCTATAAGATTCTATATTATATTATATAGTCTTATAGGAGTTTTGTCAAGTGTTAACTAAGGATTTGCAACTATGTTTACGTTATAAGTTCCAGGTTCTGTAAATTCTCTAACAATTCCATTTGTGCCTGTAGTTAATTTGCAATAGCCAGGTGCGCCAAAGCCTCCTGGAACTTTGGTTAAATCTGTACTTTGTCCAAATGTGCCTTTTGCGCCAACAATTATTTGTACTGTTCCTTCACTACCATATTCTTGACCCCTAGTAACTCTAGTTGCAGCAGAACCGCCTCGGCCGCCATCTGCTGCTGGTTCGCCAGCGTTGAAGTTGCCTTGGCCGCCACCACCGCCGCCGGCGCCATATGAACTAACAGGAGCATGGCCACCTGCTGAAGGATTAGATCCTGATGTACCTTGTGGACCGCCTGCACCATACGCACTCGATTCACCATCAGTAGCATTAGGTCCATTAGCGCCGCCGGCTCCGCCTTGAGACGTAGCAGCTGGTAATCCAACTGCTTGGCTAAATGTTATACTAGTGGCGCCACCGTCGCTGCCATCAGCTTGTCCGAAGAATCCTTGTCCGGCTCCTCCGCCTCCGCCGCCGATAATTTCAAAAGTGATTGGAATCGAACCCGGAGGTACTACACCGCCACAGGTTCCCCACACTGGCAAGTTAGCATTAGTTAAAGCAGACTCACCGCCATTAAATCCTACTGGTTGGTTAGCACCGC